ATCAAAATTATAATATATAGCACCAGCATATGTTTCAAATGTTGCAAGATATTCTTGTCTGAATGTCCGTTCATCAAGGTCATTCTTTGCTGACTCTATCTCATCTTGATCGACTTGACCACCATCAAGAGTTGTAAACTGAAAGCTCGTCCACTCCTTATCCTCTTTGCCCTTACAAAAAATATCATAAAACCAGTTACCATAACCTCTTGGAGTACCGCAGAATAAAGCATCACCTTTGACACTACGATCTGATAGTGTTGGTCTTAAGACACTATACCAAGCCTCAGAGGGTACATCAGCCGCTTCGTCTATGCAAAGAAAGTCCAAACCAACACCTCTAAGACTGTCTGATGATCTATCTGCACCTCTTAATGAGATTTCAGAATTGTTATGTAATCTAATCGTTAAGTCTGTTTCGTTAATGTAACTTATTAAATTATTAGCTACTGCAACTTCTTTGAGCTTAGCCCAGCAAATTTGTCTTGCCTGTCTGTAAGTCGGTGCAACATACCAGACCTTTTGTTTTGGCTCTTGGCAAGCATATTTAAGCAACTCACCTATTGCTAAGTAAGTTTTTCCAAACCTTCGCCCTGTAACTAAAACTCTGTTTCTTGCTTTACTTTGGACTACTTGCTTTTGTGTTGCTGTTAATGGCATCTATCTTTACTTGTATTGTAACCTTACGACCAGCATATTGACTGTTTAAATAATATTCTTTTTTCTCATCTGGCTTCAATTCGTTTACCTTTTGATTAAGCCATTGCATAATCTTTGAAGTATCACTCACAGTTTAAAGCCTTTTTTCCAAGCCTGTAAGCTCCAATAAGCCGGTGATAAGGTCTTTTGACCTTTGACTTTATCCAAAACAGCACCCATTCTAGCATTGAATGACCTTCTTCTTGCTGGGTCATTCCTACCAATACTCATACCTTTTTGACCAAAATTAATCTTCTTAACATTTCCGGTCTTTTTATCTCTTACAAATACCTTAAACTTCTTCACATCACCACGACTGGGTTTATTTAGTTTTACTTCTCGTCCTCTATATTTAGCCATATGTGAAGTTAATTACCTTTTCATTATTTTCATTGATTGTCATATCTTTTTTAGCCCAACGATCAGGAAATCTTCTCTCCAACAACCAAGCCTTAGACTGCCAAGATTTGTCTTTCATAATAAAATCCAAACAATACATCTGACATTCTGACTGAGCCTTTTTTATATTGTCTAAAAAGTCTACAAATTTTTTTCTTTCATCTAAATTTTTGATGGTTTCTGGGTCTTTATTCAACCAATTGTAGTAAGTTTGCTTTACAATGCCAGCATATTCACATGAGTCTTCAATAGTTAGACCCTTGCTTAGTGCCTCAAGTAACCTTTCTTGGGTAATATGAAATTTTATTTTTCTTGCCATTTTAACCTCTTGTTTGAGTAAACCCTGTAATACAGTTTAATTTAAGTTTTGAAGTTTCCACCTCATGTAGTCTGGATTGTTTTTTTCTATCTCCGTATAATGTGTAGCCATACCATTTACAATATCTTCTTCTTTTTTATCTTCTAACCCTCGCACATAAAATATTGCGTGCATTAATTCGTGTTTCAAAAGGTCTACTGCTATAGACCCACCTCTTTCAATAATCGACTCATCAACATATATCTTCATCTCTCTTGAATGGAAGCTACCTTGTTGTTCAGCCAACTCATAAGATATATGGTTATTTATTTGTAATATTTGAATACGATAATGAGATAAATTTATAAATTCTGGTAAATCAACTCTTTTCTTCATTGCACTTTCCGCAAAGTTTACGAGTTATACTTGTGTAACCAAATAAAGGTATCTTACAAACTATACAAATACCTTGCATAAATAAATTTCCAACTTTTATCATACTTCTTCTAATACTTTGTTTTCACAATAAAAAGTCCATGTTTGTAAAGGTTTTCCATCTTTATTCCCTTTTTCTTCTGCAAGTTTGGTAACTAATTCAACCTTATTCCAAAAGACATAATCTAAACATTCAACTTTTGAATTAAATGTAATAATTGAATAATCTGTGTAATGGGGTGTACTAATACCCTCATACCATAAAAGGGCTGTTATCACCCAGATCATTTTGTTCTTCGTTTCTTGCGTAAATCTAAATCGTGTTTTCTGCTTCCTCTTAAAAAACTGTTGACTCTACCCATAGCCCAAGCCGCCATAGGTACTCGCCTCGATCCAGCACTTAGAAAAGCACCTTGACCTCTACGATAAACCTTTGCAAGTGTTCCATATGTGTATCTTTTAGATGCTTTTGCTTTTCTTCGTAAAGTGGCTTTTGTAGCTTCTGATAAAGGTTTTCTTTTTACAGCCATTATGCTCTTGTCCTTGCTCTGAGTAACTCTCTTGGTATTATTCTTCCTGATTTATAAAGGCTTGCAACTCTTTTAATTAAATTAGCTCGTCTTGATCTTTTTGCACCTCGTAAACCAGATAAATATTTTTTGGGTATGCCAGATTTCTTATCTTTAGGGACTTTTCTGCGTTTTTTGTGCATTATTTTCCTATTTTTCTTTGAGCTGAAATATGTGCTTGTCTGAACGACTTTCCGTTTTTCATGTCTCTAGCCATTGCTCGCATATGCTTAAGAGAATGATGTCGTGCATGACCTCTCATAGTTTTTTGTTGTCTAGGTGTAAGATCTTTAATGATGTTTTTGATTGATGCAACTTTAACCATTATTTTCTCTTATTTTTCTTTTTTTTCTTTTTCTTTTTTTTCATTGATCCGTAATGATATGGCATGGAAAACTCCTAAAAATTTAAATTTATTTGATGTACAATTACACGAATGGTAATTATATAGACTTTTACTCTTTACTGATTACAAAGTCAATAACTTTGATCTAAAAATTTTTTAAATTCATTTACTGCTTCTCTAAATCTTTCACCAGCATATGATCGACTCATTTGATATTTAGCGGCTAGTTCTTTGATAGTAAAATCTTGAACACAAACATAATACATAATCAAAGACGCAAACTCTCCTAACCATGTTGAACTTCTTGATAGTTTCCAAATAGCTTCAACTCTATCAACCGCCATGTCATTCCAGCCATTCATATCACCAACTTTATTAAAATTACTTGTATAACTTCCAATACGAGATTTTTCCCATAACCTTCTATATTTCAATGCAGTATAATACTGAACATTATTTAAAACTTTTTTTGATCTTAAAATATCTAATGAACTCTCAGCAACATTAATCATTACAACTCTACCTTGACCTCTAGCTTTTTCTTTTTTACTGCCAATAAATCTAGGTTTTACTTTTCTTTTATCTTCTGTCTTTAGATTTTCTGTATTTTGTTTGACACTCATAACTACAATATTTTTTTAAATATCTTTGTGAATTATGAGTTATTTCTAGTTGTTTATTACAAAAATAACATTTAGGTTTTTTTGGAATTACAAAAATCTCATAATTAACTTCCATATGTCAATGTACTTGATTTGTTTAGTTATGACTAACTATATTTGTTCGCCAGTTTTATAATCGTATGTAATTTGCTGTTTACCATTGCTAAAAGTTATTTCATTCCAGCTATGAGCAACCATCAAATAACCATCAGGTATAGTGTTTGGAAATCTTTTTCTAAAAAATTGTTCAGGTGTTATGGCTTTTTCTCTGACAACTTCATCTTCATCAAGCCATCTTTCTTGACTTAAAAATGTCGAAAAATGCGGCACAAACTCGATGCTTGATGCACTTTTTACTAATTTGTTATATTTTTCAATAAGGGTGTCTTTGTTTACTTTGTGTTTAATCTTGTTGTATTTTTGTAAAGCTAACTTTTTACTACCTCTTTTTGCTCTTAATTTACTCCATATATAAATAAAATCGTCTACATTCTTATCATTTATTCTTATTAGTTTATTCTGTTTGTTATCGATTGGTGTATCGTTTGGCATATCTTGGTACTCGTCATAGTGGCAGATTGTAAGGACATTTGGTGTATCGGCTGGTGTATCGTTTGGTGTATCGGTTGTTATCGTACCATTTGACTTCAATCTGTCTAAAAATCTCTGAACTTTAGCCCTATTCCAATTGAAGGCTTTAGCCATATAACTTATTGAACAGCATAGCTGACCTCGTTTTAATTTTATTGTTTGACCATTGATGTCAAAATTTCTGTCCTTGAAACTTGCCTCCAATAAAATCCAAATGAAAGCTCCTATCTCGCACAATGCTCTATCTTTTTTCTGTAGTGATGGGTGGTATAAAATAGCCCTATTAATCTTGATATACCCTTGCATATGTTTTCGCCCTCTCATCAAGTAAGTGAAGAATCAATCTATCATTCACTTTTTTACAATCAGACATTATTACTAAATCTTTCGCAAGTATAAAAGGATTAATATTAAATTTTTTATAAAATCTTGCTTCGCCTATATCTGATTGCATTTTATGATACATATAGGAAAAATTAAGTACATAAAAATCACTTGGTTTCAATCCTGTACCTCCATCAGTTAATAATCTTATATGACAAGCCTGAGATTTTTGCCCTGAGATAAAGCAAGGTTGCTTTCTTATAAAATTTAGATGCTTCGCTGATCTAATAATATTTTTCATAAATTACGAGGAGGACATTACGAAAGGGCATTTCATATTGGAGGAGTCCCCCTCAAAAACCTTTATAAACTCCCACATTTTAAGGTCAATAATTTTTCTTTACAAATATTGTTAATTCGAATAATTGTTAATAAATGAAAGGGCAAATATGAATTACAAACACGATGAACTTCTTAAAGTTGAATTACAAATTAAACATTATGAAGCAACTTTAAATCACAAAAAAGCTTCACTTTATATTTTAGAAAGAGATATTGAACATTTAGAAAAAACATTGGCTCAATTACGGATTAGAAATTTAAGCATGATTTCACATTTAAAGATCATCAAAAAAAATAAATAAATGGAAAACAAAAAAATACATTTTAGTCCGTATATGCTTAAAATTATCAATCACACGAGTGATTATAGAGAAGGTCTTATTAATATGAGTACTTATGTTAAGTTAGTATCAAGTGTTTCTGATATGTACGACGATTATGTGCGTGAAGTTAAAAGAAATAGGCAATAAGTATGATCACAATAGAATCTAGTAGTAATAAAGATATAATTTTTGAATGTGCTGATACTGAGTTCAATCGACTTGTTGTACATTTGTTAGTTGCTATGATGAATGAGTTAGATAAAAGAAGAACATACGAAATAGGAGGATTACACTAATGACTTACAAAACAGTTGGGTTTCAACTTAAATTAGATAAAGCTGAAAAAGTTGAAAATATGTTTTACTACATAGCCAACAAAAAAAACGAAAAAATTAAGTCAGTTCAAAAAAACATAACTGAACAAGTTAAGGAACTTGGTGGGGTCGAACCTAATCTGCGTTCTTTGTTCAAACCTAATAACCAGATATTTTATGATATTATCGAGGAAGAATATTTAAGACTTGGAGGTAAATTATGAGGGCAATAATATTATTATTTTTACTCGTTGGTTGTGCATCTACACCGATTATAGATAGTCGAGGTGGATCAGGTAACATACCAAGAGATGCAGAAAGGGTGCATGATGATATGTACACTTGTAGAGCCATAGCAGAAGATCACACCAACCCAATAATTGAAACATCAAAAAAGGTTTACAACCTGACAAGAGCTAGGCTTTTATGGATTCCACCAAAAGCTGAGAACAAATATAAAAATATTTATGAAAAATGTTTAGAGGCAAGAGGACATTCTGTACTATCATGGGAATAGTAAACACCATATTATCTGTAATTAATTTATGTATTTTATTAATTATCGTATATTATGTAGACCAATATATCGTGCTAGATTGGTGTTCTTGGGAAGTCGAAAAGTTGTTATTTAAGGTTGAAACTATTGAGGAGTTATTAAATGAGTAGAGAAGTTTTTGAATGTAAAATATGTCATGCACAATGCAAGCATGATGAAGTCAGTAGTGAAGATATATGCTTTGAATGTACTGATGATGAATGGGAGGGATTTGATGCCGACTGGATATGTTGAATATGATGGTGTAAAATTAACTCGTAGAGAATTAAGAGCAGTCGAAAAATACGATAAGGGTGAAAATTTAGATCATTTTGATAAACAAGCATTAGAAAGAGCAGAAGAAAAATTTTCAAAAAACGAAGAAAAGTGGTTTAAACAATCCACAAAAGCATCTAAAATCATGGGCGATAAATCAGAAAAAGAATTTAATATACAGATGAAAGCATTAGAAAAAAAATATGAAAAAAAATAACAGTTCATATTTTACAAAATATGGTAAGACTATATTATCAATTATAATAATTGGAGGATTATTAGGTGTCGGTTTTACAATCAGTTGGTTATAGACATAGTCACAGTACAATAGAAGAATTTAAGAATTGCCCTCAAAAAGCAGTAGCCAAAAAAATATTTAAATTAGAAGAAAAAGCAACAGATCATCTCAGAAAAGGTTTATGTACCGAATATGCTATAAGATATAAACTGCATCGTGATCCAGATGACCATAAATTTAGAAAATATATAGAAAGACAATGGGAAGATTTAGATGGCGAAGATACTAAATTTTATCAATGGTGTTTTGATGCTTCTAAGTTGGGTGCTGAATGTCTTGAACAAAGGCAACTCAAAAGAATAAATCAGTATCAGAGACAATTTTCAGAACACCTTGAATATTTTAAATATCCTTTACTTGGATATGGAGACTTTAGAATTAAAGATATCAATATAGATATAAAAGCCACCTCTAAAATGCCTAGTAAACCAAAATGGAGTCATATCAAACAACAATCAAAATATTGGGGAATGAGTGGCAAGAAAGAAAGATTTAGTTTATTGTATGTAACAAACAAAAAAGTTGAGTTTTATGACATTACTCAAAAAGAATTAGAATTAGGGTGGGAGGAATCATTATCTGACATGAGATGGATTGAGCATTTAGATCACTTATGCCAAACTAAACAAGAATGGATTAATATTTTTCCATATCCTGATACTGATAGTTTTTATTTCAGCGATGAAAACTTAAAACAACAAATAATAACTCTTTGGAAAGGAGAGCAAAATGCAAACGATTAAGTGCGAGATCACAAAAGTCTTTAATGCAAATGATAAGGGTATAGGTTTTGCGATGAAACCTGACTCTTTAACTGATGAAGTAAAACAATTAAAAACATGGAATGATAAATTTAAAACCCTAACTGCTACTTGGTGGTTTAATAAAAAGCCAAAACCAAAATGGGTTGTTGAGGGTGCAGTCATTGAGTTTAATTGGAGCAACAAAAATGGCTATCTTGAATTTGATAGAGCTTCTGTTGAAACAATCTCATTACCTGATAACGAAGAAATATCTGATGCTGAAAAATCTTTTAATCAAGCAGTTGATGAATTATCAGATGAAGCAGTTGAGGAGATCATGGAACAAGAACATCAAGAGCAACAAAAACCATCTTCTAAACAAGATAGGAAGATTGCTCGTATCAAAGAACTTGTGAGTAATTATGGAGATGTATTTAAGATAGTAAATGCTCACGAGAACTTAGTATCACTTGACACTAGCCTAAAGAAAGATATTGCAACGCATATCAATATCACTTTAACTCAAGAAGGGTACTAACATTATGAGGGTGGGACACAACTCCCTGAAACAAACAACAAACCCCCACCCTCGCCAGTTATGAATAGTATTGAAGAAATAAATAAACTT